GATATTAAATTTTGAACACCATGTTTCGCAATACTAAAAAAGGGTGGGACTGGTGGGACTAGCCATATATATAAAAAAAAATATATATTAATTATATACTTATATCTATATATCCAGTCCCACCCCCTTTTGGGACTGGTGGGACTGGTGGGACTGGGGTTCTATATTTAAGCAATCCCAGTCCCACAGTCCCACCCAGTCCCAAGCCCATTTGGGACTGGGAAATGGCTCTACCATGCGGTCTGCGGGGGCTAGTCCCACCAGTCCCACCCCCAGACACAATATAATAAAATGTAACTTTATTTGTACAGCTCCGGATCAACCAAAACTATCATATTGAGCTTCTTTGCTTGCCCTATAACTGCTTCTTTTATGACACCTTCTTCAATCATTTTGCCTCTAACGCGAAAATAAGTTGTCTTAGTATATCCGGCGCTAATAGCTTCTTTCCCCAAATCTGAAGAGATAAACATAGCGCCATTATTTGGATTTTTATCGCATTCCAAAAGAAGGTCTATCATCCATTTTCGAAGATTTTGTTCTACTGGAGATAGGGAAACGGTATTCAGTGCTGTATCAGCATTAAAATCTTCCAGTTTATCCAACCATGTCATTGCGGTTGCCGGTATTTTTTCCTGACTTTCAGGAGAAACGGTAATAAAAACTTCATCAATTTTATAAGCCAATGATTTGGTTTCTTTGCTTTTTAAATTGCCTTTTAAATCTGCAAACAGGATAACGCCTTCTTTAGTCGGATGACGTTGTATAAGCCAGCATGAGCGCGGAGAAGTCGTCCAGGCTCCACTACCTGATACTGAGTCAACCGCGCTAGACGCACCGTCTCCGCTACCCTTTTTGCGTAGATGTTTATTCATGATAATAGAAAGATTATATTTTTTAGCGAGATCATTTAAAGATGCAATAAAACGACATACGTTCGCATTAATGTGATCTTTCATTTCTCCCGTAAAATATTGGACTGGATCTATAATGATTAATTTTATTGGATTTCCTTGATTTTGAGCTTCTAATATAGTTTTTTCTAATAATTCCAAATGGGCATCAAGATCCAGTAATTTTTTGGGCTGACCTGATATTTTCATCATTTTAAGCAAATGAATTTTTTTTAAATCTGCATTTGCTGCAATTAATCTAGGGATAAGTTGATAATTAAAATCATCCTCTCCGGAAAGAATAATGACATTTCCTTGCGGGAATATACAGACAGATCCTCCCGCATTAAACGCATCACCAGTAGATGTTTTAGCAGCCATAAAAATTAATAATTGTGATTTTCCACTATTACCAAAACCAGCAAATAGGGTTGTGGTATCTAATGGAATAATGTTTTTCCAGAACCAAGGTTGAGGTTTTGGAGTAATCATGTCTGCCATAACAATTTCAATTTCTAAATTATTATCTTCATGATTGGAGTTTTTTTTAAAAGTGTTCATGTTTATTATTACATCATCCTTGTGCATAAATTATCCCTTATGATAAACCACCATTGGATTGATAAAGTTAATCGAGCGTACAATTTCGGCATTTCCTGCGTACAAACATAGTGCTAATTCTTCTACATAAGATTTTTCTGCATAACCGGTATCTATTATAAGTATATCGCATTCATTGACAGGCCAATGGTAGTCAATAGGTGGCAACCAGGGAGGAATTATCATAGTGCGCGTGGGATACATCTTAGAAAAAGCCTGTCCTTTCGCCCAAGCTTTATTACCAATAAATAAATAAATTGAATTGTTTGGAGAGTAACCAGATTTTTGTAAATCGTATAAAGGTTTTGAAAATGGAGGAATTTTGAATGTGCGCATTTTATCTATCCTAAGCATAATAGTTGATTGTGACCACAATTCCGCTATAATGCTCATTATCAGTGTGAGCAAACGATAGCGGAAAAGCAAACGGAACTTACCTCGAGAGCCTCTTGCTACAGAGGCTCAGCGAACCCACACTATACTCCTCAAATTCTAGTTTTACATCTACCCTCTTGTTAAATATATGATTAATTTTGTGCGACATTCCCCATAAACAATAATTTACACGCAATAAATTGCTCATACTTTTCTTGTTTGGTTATTGCAGCTTTGTAATATTCCATCAGTAACTCAAAATCTCGATAGAGTTTTTTGTCTGTCATAAACCATCCTTGGTTACTTAGTTATACAAACTTTACGACATGCTTCATATTACGTTTCTTAAGAGGCTCTGAACTTATCACGCCATGGCGATACATTTGATTAGCATGTGTTCGGCAAATCTGATGTTTCTTGACTTGAATGTCATTAACACATCCGGGAGCTATGCATTTATTTGGAGATTTCTTTTTCATTATTTAGCACCTATTGTTTTTGATATTGCAATGAACTATACTCTTGCATTAACAATATTGCAATAGGATCTATAATGGACTACACCAAGGATGATCTACTGCACGCACAAGCCATGATAGAAAGCATCATGCGTGACATTGCAATAGATAAGAACTTTGACCCATATGAACGACATTTACTGACAATCATATGCAAACTAGCAGGCAATAAAATACAGGAGCTTACCGATGGACGATAAAGTAATAGTTAAAGAAATCTACGATAACAATGGCCGCTATGTTGGTAATGTAGTGGGACGCAAAGACATGGTTGAGCGATTGAATAACCGTGATGTGTGTGAACAGTTGAAGCGTGACGAAGCTAGACAGAAGGATAGGCAGCGATGATTCTGAATGTACTAAAAGGCAAAATAGTTAAGTCAATGGTATTAAACGATGCAAAAGACCAAATGTTAATATCATGTGAAGATAAAGATTACACCGTCAATACAGAGGGTGATTGCTGCTCCACTTCATGGATAGAGCATTTCGATTTAATTCCTTCTGGTGCTTTGATAACCGATATCATTGCAAAAGAATGCGTTAACCTTAAAGAATGCGGTTATGACTCGGAGAAAGAAGAGTATCACGACGAAATAGACCAATATTTCTATGAGATTAAGACAGATAAAGGTGATTTCATGATTGAAATGCGCAATGAAAATAATGGTTATTATGGTGGTACATTATATGTTGAGGGGCATCGTTATGATTAATGATATGCAAGTAACAACAAACATCCCTATGTCGCAGCGTGAAGCTTATCAGCGTGGCCATGATACTGGTGTGAAAGCCGCAGACTTTGAAGTATGGAAACTAAAATCAGCACTAGAAATGAATGGCATGATGACTGATGAGCTATCAACATTATTGAAGTTATTACATGATGATATTAAAAAACTAATCACCAAGCAGGCCACCGATGAGTGACCGCCCTTTATACCTAATCGCAAGCGCATTGTTTTTCATAGGTGCTTTATACGCGATGTTTAAGCCATATGATACCGTATCAAAAGCTATCTTTAATATTCTTTGGTTTACAATATTACTGACAATGGGTTGGATAGCATTCTGGCGAGGATTTTAAAACGAAATATTATGGCAACACAAGGAACTCTGCAAATGACCGATGAGAATAAAAAATACATATCAACCTGTCCCAAATGCGAGGAAATGTATCCTACTATTGTGTTTACCTGTAACAATTGCCATACAGAAGTAGCTTATGCAAAAGGATATTCAATCATTACGCCTAACACATATTACTGTTATGAGTGCTGCAAAAAGAAAGAGGAATTAGTGTGGAAATACCAACAGGCTCCATTACCATATTAACAGAATAACCTACAGCGAGCCCAATAATCCTATTGGATTGAACTTATACCTAATAACAGATTAGAAACCCATAAAATCCTAATATTATAGGATTATTAACCAACAGCGAGACCAATATGACAAACAACGAATTTGATTACAATGGCGCAAGAACAGAAGGATTAAAGAGCGCACAAAATTCAATAAAAATGGTGAGAGAATTTCTGCGTGGATCGACATATTCGACAGACAGGCTTGTTAATATGATGCTTATGACAATTCAAGAAGAAATTGATGACTTGCATGATGACACTCGACAAATGTGCAGTAAAACAGAATAACCAACAGCGAGATCAATATGAAAGTTTACATACTAATAAATAAATATGATTCACAAAAAATTGAAGGTGTATTTAAAAATGAGGAGGATGCCGACCAAATGTGGGATAGCTTTGATCCACCTTATCAAGATGAATATACAATAGAAGAACATGATGTAATTAAATAACCAACAGCGAGAGCGATATGCCAGACAAATGCGAATGGTGTGATGGAAGAGGTTTATTAAGTTGCCCTACTAGCGACGGGTCAATGGAAGATATTAAATGTTCATGTTACACAGAAGACAAGGAATGAAAAAACACAAAATCGAGGACTTCAAGTGATAACCAAGTGTGTTCGATGCGATAATGAATTTCAAAATGCTGATCATCCACTAGCTCATTTTTTTAGTATTTGTGAAGAATGCAGAACAAAATCGCCAGAAACAATTGGAGATCAGCAAATATATCAATTTAGATTATTAAATAAGGACTTCAAGTGATGAACGACAAAGAAGCCGCCATATTAGTGCGCCGCATAGCCGAACCCACGTTCAAGTATTTAATGAAGCGCATACAAAAAGAAATACTAAACCATGATGACAATAAGGACTTACCTTTAAACATGTTCCTGAACATCATCACCGCCGCCATAGCTGAGAATGACGCCAATATATTGCGTTACCTGGAGGTATTTCACAAGATATCCACCAATAGGGAAATTGACTTTGATGCTTTAAAATTAGGGTTTATTTCACGTTTAGAGGATAACTTGAAGGTTCTGAAACGATGAATTTCTATCTAGGCGCATTACTCAGGGAATATACGCAAGATGGCTGGTTAGTCTATGTGAATTACAATATGCGCCCAGAAGTTAATGGTGACACCGTAATTACTTATCTCAACACTAAAACATTTATCCGTGACAAAGAACATTTATGGACATTAAAATAATATAATGTACAATTCGCACTTTCCAATTAACTAAAGGCTCCATAATGAATACTCGTGAATTGAAAGCACTTATTAAAGTTGAAGTTGAACGCCAAGTCCGACCATTGCAAAAGTACATTGATAAGTTAATCGCTGCTAAGGCTAAAGCTAAGGGCACGACAGTTAAACGTATGGGTAGACCGCCGAAGGCGACTCCTGTAGAATAATCATGTATCAACTCCTTATGTAAAAAGTATTAGGCCACTTTTATCCCCTTTTCGTGGCCTTTTTTTTAAAATTCGCTTTACTTTATAATCCCATAATATATAATTGCCGCTTAATCTTAGGGAGATTAATATGCAAGATTTTACTAACGCACATTTCATTTCACACGTTCTCGATAAACTCGGTTTTCACAAAATGTCTGACCATGCATTAGCTGCATCGCACCGCATGTTGGACTACTACGCCAGTTTTATATTCGTCATCGCCAGGCACAGAAACCTACCTGAAATAAATAACCTGATGGAGTGGGGTGGCTATGTTCATTCATAATTCCTGTGGTTCAGAAGTGGTTATTACGCAAAACAGGCACCAATATGGTGAGTACATGGGTGGTTATACTGAGACTTATAGAGAGTGTTCTAAATGCAGATGTATTTTACAGCAGCACGAATATATGCTTGCTCCGGAGCATGACTACAAAAACATGAGTGGTACAGATGTATGGGCCGCCATGGTTAATAACTTTTTAGGGAGAAGTTAAATGTTAGATTACGCATTGGCGGTAAATAAAGTTTGTGATACATGGTGGCAAAGAATGATTTATCAGTATAAAAAGCATTTTAGATTAAACCGTAAGTTCCCAGCTGAATGGCGTGAATTGATTGAGGAAAATATCGATGTCTAATTGTGTATTAATTATAGGCCATAGTGGTACTGGTAAAAGCACATCGTTACGAAATCTTCCTCCCGAGGAAACGTTCATTATTAACGTATTGGGCAAAGTGCTACCATTCAAGGGCGCTAACTCCAAATATACTGCTTTGTCTGATGACAGGCTTTCGGGTAATTACTTTTGCAGTGATAGTGCTGCGGTGATTATTAAGGTGGTTAAATTTATCAACGAACGCCGTCCAGATATTAAGAACCTGATTATCGATGACTTTACCTACAGTATTACCAATGAATATATGTCCAAGATTATGGTAAAGGGTTTCGAGAAGTACGCCGAATTAGGCCGTAATGCATGGCAGATAATGAATGACCTATCCCACTGTCGACCTGATTTATATTCGTTTGTGCTATCGCATTCCGATCAAGGTAGTGACGGCGTTATTAAATGTAAGACTATTGGCAAGCTGATTGATAACACGGTGTGCTTGGAAGGTATGGCTACCGTTGTATTGCATGCTTTATCAGTGGATGGTGAGTTTAAGTTTCTAACACAGAATGACGGGCAACATTTAGCTAAAACGCCAATGGATATGTTCAGAGATAAGTTAATACCAAATGATTTACAATTAGTTAAAGATGTTATGTTTAAATATTTCAATGAGGATATAGATTTATGAGATTCACCCCATTGTCAAAAACTCAATTCGCCATGTATGATTTTTACCAACAGAGAAAAAGAAAATATATAAATAATCATAAATTTATTAACAATTTGAAAAATAAATTTTATAGCAAAGTTCTTATACCAGAAAAAGAAGATGATTGTATGTTATGGATTGGAGCGGGGAAAAATAATGTAAATGGACATATGAGAATTAATAGGTCTAATATTCCGGCTTATCGAATATCGTATCAAATATTTAATGGTATTGTACCTGACAACTTAGAAGTGATGCATAAATGCGACAATCCGATGTGCGTTCGTCCCGATCATTTATCTTTAGGAACGCATAAAGATAATATGAATGATAGAAGAATTAAAAATAGAGATCCAATGAAAAAAAATGAAGTTTACAAACATCAATATCAAAAAATAACTGGAAAAGCACCTCATGTTAAGTTAACTTCTAATCAAGTTACAGAAATTAAATCATTAATCAAAGAAAAAGTTCCTCATTTAAAAATTGCTAAATTATTTAAAGTTGATGCGTCTACAATATCAAATATCAAAACTGAAAAAACATGGAGTCATATAGCATGAGTTTTACATATTCAAGAATGACCGAAGAAGAAGCAATCAAAGCACGTGAGTTTCCATTATTAGAGAAGGGAGTTTATAATTTTACTGTTATGGAAAGCAAGTTTAAACGTTCTCAAGCTGGAAATCCAATGATTGAGCTAAAGCTTCGTATTACACATGACGGCAAAGAGTTTAATGTATTTGATAACTTAATCAGTATGCCAAGCATGGAATGGAAAACTATCCATTTTTGCAGAGTAACCGGTCTAGAAATAGAATATGATAACCAACAATTTAATGAGCGTCTGGCCGCTGGAAAGCGTGGTAAATGCATGATTTCTCGCATAGAAGCTAAACCAAAAAATGATGGTTCGGGTGAATTCTATAAAGCAAAAAATGTAGTAGACGATTACGTGTCAACTGATACAATTGCACCGAGCAAAACAGAAGGTCAAGGCGCAGAATTCTTTAATGATTCTATTCCGTTTTAAGTTTATGGCGGCGGCATATGCTAAGCTCGTACCATGCGTTACGACCTTACTCCCTATATGACGCTGCCACCTGAGTTAGGTTAGATGCTGGATAACAAAGTTTAAACCCCTTTGCCAGTATCTAGCACCATTATGAGGATCATATGCGTTATTTAGTGTTAGTATTTTGTTTTGTTTCTGGTTTGGCGAATGCTGCTACCATAGATTGCTATTCTGGTAATAGGAACATTTATCACGGCGAACCTAAGAAGGTTTTAGTGAATGCTACGTTTATATTGGCGACATATGATGGTTATAACGATGTGATCTTTAATAAAGATTGTATCGTAAAAGAGCCTGCTTAAAGTTTATGATATCCGCACCCTTAAACCTTACTAACTGATGGTTTAGCCTTTTACTTACGGGGTGTGGGTGTCACCAGTGTTATGGCATCAATCGGGTTTTTTAACTCCAATCAGCGTTGGACAACTTCCTTTGACGATTGATGCCACCAAGCTTATGAGAACAGCAGCATACTGAAATGCTAATGGCGGCTAACTATAATGTCTCTGTCGTCGATTTAAGCCCATTATAGAAATCGGTGAAACTCCGATCTGTTCTCACTATAATCCAAGCCGCCATCTGAAAGGCGGCTGGCACACGTTAAAGAGACAAATGCCTGATTAGTATATCGCTAAGCCTTAACTTCACATACTGAAATTGTTGAAACCGATCTTGGATAGGCTATCGTATCTGTGTCGGTACCAGAACGATTTATATATCCTGTTCCGGAACCGTTTTGCATTACTTCAACACTATATGTCAAGGTGGATGTGGTAGCAGGCGTATCCAACCATTCCATGACCAATGTTGATAAACTAGCAGCGCCAAAATAGGAATCAGCCGCTGTTATAGAAATCCTGCTTCCCGCCGTCGTTCCGAGCGCAATATCAGTGATACCGTTATTCAATTTATAATAAGCATTTGTTGTACCATCTGACCCTACTGATATAACAGCTCTTACCAATATTTTATTAGAAGCCGAGGTTGGAGTGATAGAAACTTGCAATCCAGAAACAATAGTGAAGCTTAATGTGGTGAATGAAACCGCTGTTGTTAATTGGGTTTGGTTAAAATTAAACATTGTTCCTGAAGGTAGGTTAGCCGCTGGCATCTGACCCAACAATGTATAAACTTGCGATGTGGTAAGATCTGCCGAATTAGCTGGACTACCTGTATTGTTACCTTTTAAAGTATCTGCTGGCATTTGTGCTAAGAGCGCATTTGTAACACCATTTGTTGCAATGGCTATCGTCCCAGAACTTGTAATCGTTCCACCGCTTAATCCTGTCCCTGCTGTAATCGATGTTACTGTTCCAGAAGAACCAAACTGTACGAATGTAATTGCTGTGGTTCCGATGGTAACCATGGTCGTGGAATTGTACCAGCCGGTATTACCATTAGCCGTTCCTGCTGTTACTGGAATGACGCCAGTGCTGTTGATGTCTGCTGGTGTGTCATAATCTGTAGCTCGAGTTAAAATCCAGTTAGTCGATAATGAGCCTACATTAGTAACTGTGTAAACACCATTCTGGAAAGTGGATGACTGATTTTTAATTAATACTCTTTGGCCAACGGTTGGTGACTGGCCATCCAATCCAAATACAACTTGTGATCCCGCATTCGTAAGTGTTGCGCCAACTCCTGCTGAACCGTTACTGTAAGTAACGGTTAATGCGCCAGTACTAGCCGCTACGACTGGAATTCCTCCTCCAGTAGCAATATTATCAACGTAATTTTTAGTAGCTGCATCTGTAGATAATGTTGGATCAGCAACATTATTGATTTGGAAACCACCTAGATTTAATGCACCAGACAGGGTTCCACCAGCTAATGGAAGAAAAGATAATTGCGCATTAAATAAAGTCACTAATTGAGCATTTGTTCCTCGGTAGGTTGTCCCACCCTGAACATATGGTGCTATATCCGACAACTGTGCTGATGTTAACGGTGGCAATGCTGAGATTTTTATAGTAGCCATTTATTATACCCCTATGCTGGTTCAACTATAAAATAAGCAACGACACTAGTATCCAAAGCACTCGTTGACGTTATTGTAAAGGATGTCCCGGCTATCCTCGAAGCTACATATGGAGAACCCACGGTACCGCCAGGACTTTGAATTGTTAATTGAATTCTGCTATTGGCAGTTGTAGAGGTATTCGCTACAGTAACCGTTCCACCAACCAAAGTTGCGATCCCTTGCTTAGCATTAGATCCTTCCGCTATTTTCAGGCCAGATCCAATTGTAGAAATTGATAATGATCCGCCCCAGAAGTAATACCCACCTGCAAAAGTACAAGCAAATTGATTGACTGCACTATCGGTGTTATTGGTGCCAGTACTATCAGTAAATACAAATGATCCTGCGTGTGTTTGGGTTGCCGCATTACCAATTGCAACACCATATGCACTTTGGGTTAAACATCCATTCCCAAATGCAAAACTATTACTTGCCGCATATCCTGTTCTTGTATTATTGCTACCAAAGGCAAAGCTATTGGCACCATGAGAATCTGATTGATGACCAAACGCAAATGATTCTGCACCATCAGCAATAGCCTGATAGCCAAATGCAAAACTATAATCATTACCACTGCCGCCAGCCGATGCGCCATTACCTTGCGCAAAACAAGCTATACCGAGAGATGATGTAGAGTTTTCACCATATGCTAATGAGTAATTACCAGAAGCTACTGAGGTTCCATCTCCACCTAGTGCTGAATGTGTCCCAGATCCTGCTGTCCATGGACTTGATCCACTAAAGGCAGTTTTTAAACTAGCGCCAGTAATTGCGCCATCGGTAGTTCCCCCGACTGCGGTATAATACAAATCTGTATTTCCAACTACTGTAATAGGATTCGCAGCATAAACTTGCGCTAAATTCATATTTGTCGGCATTTAAAAGTTACTCCATTAACAGGAAATCAGCGCCAGTTTCTAAAAGCAGGATTCCGCCACTCATCAACAAAAATGCATCGTTAACAACTGGCGTAGTTGGAACTCCAGTTGAATATATGATTTGTGTGACAAACCCTGATCCATAACAATTCATATAACCCCCTAAAAAAGGGCGCTATTAACGCCCTTCGTTTTTAACTTTGAACAAATACAATATTGTTTGCGCCAGAAACTACAGGTACGCCAATTGCTGCTGGCAACGGCTCAACTACAACCCAAATGCTTCCCGCGTAGGTTGTACCAGCTCCAACTGGACAATACTGGCCAAGTTTGATTTGTTCTACGCACTGGAAGTCACCACGGCGTTGCAGAATGGCAGCTACACCGGTAGCACCTGCTTGTGTGCATTGGTAGATACCATTTTGATAGCCAGCTGTTTGACCAGCAAATAAAATATAATCATTTAAGTTTACAGCAACGCTGTCGATTGTTAATGCACCGGTAGCATATGTAAATGTAGCGCCTACACCGCTATTGGTTGGGCCATTAAAATAAGTACCTGATTGATTTGAATTCGCCACCAATCGGACTGAACCTAATTGCTTAAATGTATTAATAGCATTGATATTAGACATTATTTAAATCTCCATAAAATAAAGTAAATTTCCGTATTAACTTCCCCACACCAATGAAGTTGCGGTTGTTCCAGAAGAATTGACTACGATTGAATAAATTGGGTGCCATACACCAGCAGCCAATCCGACTAGTACTTGAGTGGTACCATCCCACTTGATATACGAAACATTTCCAGTGCCACCAACATATAACCATCTAGCAAATTCTGCATTTCCGCTAGCGCCATATGGCGTATCTAAGGTTACACTTCCTGTTCTAGCAACACCCGCCATTACCCGTGTAGGCCCTGTGAAACCATAGGGATCTAGTGCAGGAATATTAAACGTCTGTAACGCCATAAGATAAACTCCTTGTAAATAAAACTTCCTAAAACCCTAATCATTAGAGTTTTTACAAATATTAAAGCTTGAAGAATGCATTCATAAATGTCACTGGTGGCATATTACCATCAGCCGCACCTTGGGTATTTAATATACCACCACCTGCCGGTGTTATGGTCAATGTTGCTGTAGATCCACCAGATTGTTGCACTAACTGACCTAACGCTCCCGCCGCAACACCACCAACCGTATTATTTAGTGGAACTGTAGATCCGGCGTGATTATGACTTGGCATACCAGCAATGGTAATAACTTCAGATCCAATATTCTCACCCAGCGTACGTGCCGTTAATCCCGCGCCGCTGCCCGCTGTCGCTAATATACGACCCAATGCTTTAGTTAAACCTATTCTATTGTTTGCAGCAAAGTCTGCAACTGCACTTGCCCCAACCGCGCTAATGGGAACGCCAGAACTTGTATAAAGCTGAGCATAACCCGTTCCACCCGCATTTGTTCCATTGGTTTGAGATGTGACTGCATTCCACAATAGGTTGTACAATGGAAATGTATCTCTGTCAGCTCTCGTAGATGCAGATGATCCTGTCGCTACATTAGACCCTGAACTACCAATTGATCCATCATTAGCTGGCACCCAACCAAATGGCGAGAAACTATTTAGTGACGTTCTAATATCACCAGTTCTAAATTCATTGCAGATAGCCTCTGCGGTATCATTGCTGGTGAAATCATTACTTGGAACAGCAGTTCCGATATATAAAGTTGGCTTAGTAATATCAATGCTGCAAGTTGAATCCAGTGGCAAACCTATTTCTAAAAATAAACCATCATTACCACAAGCACCCAATGTCTGACCAAATGCACTTGGAACGGTAAACGATAACGGGAGAGCTTGCCATGATCCATCAGCAACCAATCCAGTTGGTGTTAAACTTGCAGGCGCTGTTTGATCAACACTACCACCACCATCACCATAGAATTGCCTTAAAAATGGTGTCAAAGTTGCTGTTCCAGAATTCCATCTATAATAAATAGTACCAGTTAAAGTCTGCCCACTTAAATTCTGAGCGCCACCCGTTATGGGAAACTGGATATATTTATAAAGTTCTCCAGAGCCTGATCCAGAACATGAGTAATTTAAATAATAAACTGGAGCAGGAAGACCTACAGTTAAAGTAGATCCCAATGGGAATTGATAGAACTGCAATGTATCTGTAGCAGACAGATTATTTTTAATAAAACAAATGTCCGAAGCAGCTGGACCATTCGGATTTGTACTAGCTGCAAATGCAGATAGCCCCGCGTGCGCGCCTGGTGCTAAAGTGACTAATTGCGCTGTTGTAATAACAGGAGGAGCAGCTGGTGGAATTACATCTGTTCCAGCATGTCTGTAAAATGTATTGTTATGTATTAAATTCTCAACATAGGTAACTTCAGTAATTGGCGCACTTCCTCCGCCACCACCTGTTACAGATGTTCCATAAACATCAACACTCCATATAGTATTCCCATATGAATCTGTTACAAAAACATAATAATTTGTCGCGCTATCCCAATATATTGGACCCAATGGCAAAGAACCATTTAATCCTAATTGTATAACAAGACCCAATGATCCTGGACCCGTCACCGTTGGGTAAACATTATTTTCTGCCGTGTCCTGATAAACAGGAGCATATACTCCAGGCTGTTGCGATAATCGCGTTCCTAAGAATCCACCACCTAATGCTTCTCCATTCTGGTTTACAAAGTTCCAGATTGGATCTGGCAAGATGACTGCTGATGGTGTTGTCATTATTGTTTTCCTTGTTCAGAATTATACATTCCTTCGGCAACTGGTCCAGCAAATGGATTTAATGTGCCTCTTATTTTATCAGATAATCCCAGTCTTTTAGGATTAGTTAGAGCGTTTGTTAATGCTTTTTGTCCAAATTTAGTTTGTGCTATTGCATTTCCAATCGGTCTTATTGCATTGCCGCCTAAGAAACTTAACCCACCAGTAATAGCATTTGGTACCAAACTCATACCATGTGTCGCTATCGCTGTTCCGGTTCCGATCAATCCAGTAACTAAATTCCTACCAAATCCTTTAGCTATGTTAGATTTTAATGCGTTTGGACTGTCTCTTAATATTTTATTCAATGAATCAACTTTCGAGCGTTCAGCATTTGAGAACAAATATTCTCGTTGCTTCTGACTGAGATTGTTATATTTCTTTAAAAATTCTTTTGGTTCTGCAGAATTATCAAAATAATGACTGCGCAATGTTTTTTTGCCGAAATCTTCATCACCAACCATTTTGCTAAATTGTTGCATTTTTCCAATATCTTCTCCGCCTTTTGGCACGTAATCCTTTATAAAAGATGCTTTATCAAAGTTAGGATTATTATTCTTTATCAAATTAGAAAATGTTGATGTAGCATTCTTTCCTTTTGGAGTTACCACCTGATGGAATGTTTGATTCTTAGCTTGTGTTGCAGAATTAGCGTTATCAAATGTACTTTTTACTGTATCCGACAAATTATTATTTTCTAGATTTTTTGCAACGTCACCTTTTGATAATTTTATTGCTCTAGATACAACATCAGTCGGTAATTTAGCACCTCCAATGCTATCTCTATAATACTCATTCAATCCTTGATGATGTTTTAATGCACCTTCAAATGAACTTGGCGCAGCATCCAGTAAATTATGAACAAATTGCAATGATGCAATATGCTTATCAGAACTCGGATTAACTTTTAATTTATCAGTCAATTCCTGGCGCATTTTCTCAAGGCCATTCATATAGCCTTCATTATTGTAATTAATACCAGGAGTCGTATCGGCTATGGAAGCATAGCCTTTTGCTACATTCCATTTATTATTTTCATCTGCTGCTGCGGTATCATGAACTGCTTTCGCTTTATCAAATGCATGTTCGCCAGCTGTTTTCTGGGCAACTTCAGGCAATGCATTTGGCGCAGACATTACAGCGTTTTTATCGCTTACAATATCGCCAACACCTTTTGCAAATGATGGCGCTGCTAAACTTTTAATATAGTTTTTCCCGGCTTGTAATCCTTTGCCAAGTAATGCTCCACCGCCTTCCAATAATGCATTGCCGCCAAAATTCATTCCTGCGTTTTCTAATAGGCTATTCTTATTATTTGGGTCCAGTTCAGAAAATCCAGTTCCAGCCGAACCTTGAATAGCTGTTCTTCCAAGGCTATTTAATAATCCTGCTCCGGCGGAAATCCCCATTAATGGAGCTGTCATCGCAAGCTGAGTTGTTACTGGGTGATGTTTAATATTTTCAACACCACCAAATTGCAAGGCAGAGCTAGGAGAATACATAGAGGGAAATTCATTTTTGAACTTCTTTGATTCTTCTTCGTAATTTATATCAGGTTTTTTTTTGTTAGATTTAGAGTACCGATTGTCAAATTCATCTTGAGATGGCAAAGAAAACCCCTGTGATTCACTATTAACATCAGTTGGGAATCTTTTATCAAATTCATCTTGAGATGGTAGAGAAAAATCAGCCATTATTTTTTCCCTTTTGGTAATGCTGCTCTTATCTGCTGTTGTATTTCTGGACTATATGAATCAACTGCATTCCAGAATTCATCATTATTATTTGATGGGTCAAATTTCTGTGATAAAAACCCTTTCACATCAAATTTATTAGATGGTGCATCTACTTCTTGTCCAGATTTAAATTTAGCTATATTTTCTGGACTTAAAAATTCTTTGTATTTATTTGCATTAATTGGTTTTTGTGTTTTCACATCAAAGAACGGATAATCTGTATTATATTGGCTGTACGCTTGCTCAAGTTGAGGTGCAGTTAATCCAGCTGCTTTAAGTTTATTGTATATTGGCAAGAATTCTTGTTGTCTTTTTGCTACACCTTCGCCATAAGCAATCATTCTTTCCATGCCTTCTTTCGTCAAAGTAACATCGGGTTTTAATGTCTGCGCAACATCTAAATTAACAGCAGCACCATGTCCACCATTGACATAAGGTGCGATTGCATTTCTTAATTGCGCCACAGCACCATTTGCTACTTCACGATTTGGATCATCAGTGGCCCAGTGTGGAATTAATCCACCGCGCGGACCTTTCACCCAATTTGGAACTTTAGCGATAGCGTCTCTAAGAATCTCGCTATTCTTTTGGATAATAGGCGCATTTCTAGAAAGTGATTGCGCAGTTGTAAACTGATCAGCTGATTGAGCTACTTCTGCTTCAGCTTCTTTTTGTTGTTTTGCTCCCTGAGCAGACGCATTATTTTTCCATATATTATATTCACCAGGATTTTGCAATTCCTGCTGGCGCCCACCGTTAACAAATCCTTTGCTATCTAAATATGGCTGACTGTTTGGGCTGTTCACACTAGATCCTGAACCTCCGGCTTGCTCATTCGGAGACATATCACCAGATGGCGTTGCGCTAATTGCGTTTCTATTTGGTTGCCCCGTATCTTGTTGAGTTGGTGTATTATTGATTGCATTATTAGGAGTCGATGATTTACCACTTGAGCCTTGAAATACGCTCTTTAATGCATTTCCAATTGTGCTGAACATGTCTGGAGACTGTTGTTGAGGCTGTGGAAGATTTGGCTGTGACGCAGCAGGGTTGTTGCTAGCAATTGGACGTATAGCATTTAGATAGGCTTGCTCACCAGCAGCGGAACCATATAGCGCATTAGGTGATATTAAATGCTGAATTTTAGCTTCAGTTTCGCGTGGATAGAATTGATTTTGTAATTCAGCCTTGCGATTCTCCAATCCAGCTTTGGATATTGCATTGTAATTCGTAAACAACCGACCACCGGGTCCGGTATCAGACACTACACTAGGTAAAGGAATTGCGCCAAATATTGCCATAATTTACCCCATGAAGAAACTAGCTAGACCTGGAAGCATATGCCCAAATCCACCCAATATATTTGATTGATCTTGCTGTTGGCCTGCGCGCTGACCATAACCAAATCCAGCCATGTTTTCGCCGCCAGTATTGTATAAGTTGCTCAGTGAGTTTGCCGCACCTTGGCCGCCCTGGATCAATGCTTGCTGTCCTGCGCCATAATTGGAATTAATACCCAGCACGTTACCCAGCCAGTTTTGCATATCCGATGACGAGATGCCTTGCGCGTTTTGTTGAGCTTGCAACTGCATGGGGGTACTTCCCAATAGACCATTAGCTGATCCTTGGTTTTGCAGAGAGCGCATACCTTGTTGTTGCTGATATTTAGCCCATGGAGATTCTTGATAACCACCCATTAGATGATTGATAAATGCGGATGGATCTTGCTGGCCTTGAAGCCAGTTTTGATAATTTCCTAATGCTTGCTGACCCGCTTGCGCATAAGGCTGCTGAGCATTAGCTGCTTTGTCGAAATACGGTTGATAGGCTTCTTGTCCTTTCTCGTAAGGTGAACCGGAGTCGCCAGTCAAACCACCAAAGAATTGGGCGAATCCGTTTCCAAATTCATTTCCCATACCGCCGTAACCCTGGCCGCCAACGTTGGCTCCATTGTAATTTCGAGATCCGCCGAAATTCATATCCGCCATAATAATATCCTTTTATTGCGTTAATTTTAGCACTTAATTTGGGCTAGCGTCATCTATCAATTATCGCGCACGCCTTGCGTAAATTCCGCCACACGCTGTGCTTGAGTTAGCTGTTTGTAAATATCCTGTAATATAAACTGTGGTAGTTGCAGCTATGCTAATTCTTCTCATTGGGACAGTAATTCCAGATCCCGACCCCACTGTTGCAGTAATTGCAGTGTATAATGATGCATCAGGAAAGGTTGCCGAGGTGGTCGATATCCATCCGAGAATTATTGACGTGCCTGCGCCAACCGTATCATAAGTTATGTTTCCCCAAACATCCCAATCACCAGCGGTTAACGATATACTTGTTAGGTCGTGAGCTAAGCCACCCGAAAAAGTAACATGCGAAGCAGAAGCTATGACGCTAGAAATAAACTCCCCAATATAACCACCGGGAGCATTATTATTCGTGCTGGTTCCTTGCGCCAAAACGCCGCCAGTACCTTTGCCCGTTAATTGCAATTGAATATTTGTGTCAGTTCCACTCGCGGAAAGGAAAGGAGTATTTCCCGTAGTATTATTTGAAACCCCTATATAATTTACTGCGCTTACGACATAACTAAATGTGAATGCCAGCGCACCCGTGCTGCTCGCGACGCCGGTGGGAGCTTGCAAAGTGCCATTTAATCCTGTCATAGAAGTTATATTGGAATTTGCGCCTGCATTCGCAATATTAGTATTTTCTATTTGGTTTTGTGTGGTCATGAATTATTGATCCTAATCTAATATCCATTTTCGTTTATTGGTTTCAGGATCAATGATCCACTTTTTTCCTTTTGTTCGCAGGCTATTTGCCTCTCTAACTTCTTTTCTTTGTGAAACTTCTTGCAAAATATTTTTTAATTTTTCTCTATGCTCATCACTTACTTTTCTACCTTTTAACGGGCTAACCCCAAATCTTTTATATGTTTTTCCAGAATTCCATGATGGCTTGCCTGTTTTTTTTCCTTTATTGGGGCTTTCTTTTCCTTTCATTAATGCACTCATTTGAGCTTTTCGTACTTCGCTGAGCTTTTTCCCTTTTTTGGAATCTCCCATATTTGCATTCCATTCTGGCGTATGGATAATTAACTTTAATGAAGCACTACATTTTGCCTTATGCTCAGCTGTTAACTTTTTACCTTTAAAATGAATTTTATTATGACATCCTCTGCATAATGTCAGTCCATTGCTGATTTCGTATCGTAAACTTTCATCTTTATCCCATTCTATAATATGATGAGAGCATAAATTTTTATCGCTTTCACAATGCCGACATTTATAGTTGTCTCTTTTTAAAACCTCACTTTTCCAATAACGTCCATCTTTGTTATTTCTTCCCTTTGTCATAATAATCTCCATTAAAGAGATTATTTTATCATTTAATCAACTGCTATTACAGGTCATTATACTTTAGTAAGACCACTACTCACGACATCCGACATTCCCCATATCGAATTAGCCACCAAACAAGTTATTAAACAGCTATCACCAGCATTGGTTGACGCCCAGGAACCGGCGCTAGAAGAAGCTTGATTGCCAAATTGAATAGTCTGACTTGTGTTGGCGGTGGCGACCCAACCTTGGCCTGTTGATAATCCATTTAATCTAATTGCATCACCTATTGCGGCTGTTGCAGGAAGTGTGACTACACATGGCGCGCTTACGTCAGCAATTATATATCCATGTGAAACGGCAGCAGCGAGCGTCGCTCCAGTTATGGTGCTCCAGGTTAGCGCACCGCCGGTTGCATTAATTGTAATAGCGCCCGATGCACTGGTAATACTAACACCCGTGCCTGCGGTTAATGCCGCAGCAGACGGATCGCTAGCAGTAGTACCAATTAATAATTGGCCTGCACCCAAGACAATTGGAACCATTGGGCTCGAACCTTCGGCAATCAGAATGCCATGAGCTGTAGGACTTGCAACACCTGTACCACCTATTGCAGCGGAAAAGGGCTGGCTACTATTTATTTGATTATTTGTACTCATTTTATACAGCTCCTAGATAAACACTCATTCAATACCAGATTCTTTTATTTGTTTCTGGATCTATTTTCCATTTCTTGCCTTTTAATCTAATTTTATTAGCTTCAATATTTTCTGGTGTTCTAGCTTCTAATAATGCTGCTTTATGAGATTCGCTTAATTTTCTTCCCAGCTTGGCATCCCTTAATTTTTTCTTATGCTCATCAGTAAATTTTATACCTTTTTTAGAAGCGCTTATTTTTCTATTTCTTTCTATAGTATAAATTTGGTTTTTATGAGCAAAACTCATTTTCTTTTTTGTTTCTTCGCTAGCTTTTTTTCCTAGCTTTGCTTCACGCATTTTTTCTTTTGTTTCTTCGTTAAAACACCCTTTTTGTCCTTTATTCCAAGCTTTCATTCCTTTTAATTTTTCACTTAATTTTTTCTTTGTTTCCTCGCTTAATGGAATTCCTTTAAGCTTACTTTCTTTACCAATATGATGATGCTTATTGTGACAAGAAGTACATAATGTTAATCCATTATTCACTTCATATCGCAAATCTTCGTTCTTATCCCATTCTATAATATGATGAGCATGAATTTTCCTTCCTACAATTTTACAGCGCTGACATATATTCTTATCTCTTTCAAGAACAGCGTTTCTCCAGTTATGATAATTGCTATTGTTTGGTCTAGTTGAATGTTTCATATAATCTCCAATTAAGGAGGTGAATTTATCATATTGTTAACCGTCAAACTACTTGTGGATTGCTATTAATCGAAGTCACAGACCAAACAGTATTAGCCACTATTCCTTTCACAGTAATGTTTGAATATTGAATATCAGAATTTATCGAGCCTGCAATGCTAGTACTTACCGAACCGAATTCGATGTTTTGTCCGCTGTTACAAACCAATGACCAGCCACCCGCACCTAATCCCATAATTTCAACAAAATCCCCGGCGGAGAATGTTGCTGGCAAAACTACACTAACCGGTGTCACTGTGCGATTAGTAATATAACCATTATTGGCTGCAGCATTCACCGAAACAGCAGTAATCGTTGTCCAAGTAACTCCTGATCCAGAAGCTGAAATGGTTATTGCTCCAGATGCATTTGAAATACTAATACCTGCACCAGGTATTAAATTTCCCGCCACTGGATCAGCCCCAGTAGATCCTATTAATAATTGTCCGTCAGTTAAAGGACCAATAAAGTTAAAATTACTCGAACCCTCTGCCACAGGCAATGTATGAGCAGTTGGACTTACAACACCTGTTCCGCCCTGTGTTGGCGTAATCGGGAATGTAAAACTTCCCGCTTCCAATGGGTTCCACTTGTTATTATACCAAACCTCTACTTCTACATTAGTTGTGTTAAATATAAATTGACCGTTCTGCGGTAATTTAATGGTGTCGCGTTGAGATGTTGTAACCTGCGGTATGAACATTCCATACTGCGACAAATATCCAATTAAATTTTGATAAAATATTTCAAACCATCTTCGAGTTTCATCTGTTAATTTACCAGATTGACTTTTTACAAAGGCATCATAAATTGGTGGTATATCGAAGTCATTAGCCATTGATTACTCCGGCAATACTTCATAAAACCAAGTGGCACCTAAAATAATAAATGGTGTCTGTGTAAAGAACTCAATCATAGGAACAAAAGCTTGACCTCTGACAGTCGTACCTAATTTTCTCCAAACTGTTCTAAATGTACGTTGCCCGACATTACCCATAGGTGCAGGTAGACGATATCCAAATGACTGACCTCCATCCTTAGATATGGATAAATAAACTAGTGGCGCTAAAGTTAAATCATAAACAAATGTGGCACCTTCTGTGATTATATCCACTCCGCTTTCGGTTTCTAATCCAAATCCAGATTCTGTTGTGATATCTACTGGCTGCGGTGTTTGCTGATCTTCAGTAATTTGTCCTTGTAATAAGTCCAATTGGAATCTATCAATTCGCAAGCGCTGCGATGTAGGTGGCATAATTGGTCGGCCGATTCTGATTCTTCGAATGCTTTCTCCATCATTACTGTTGTAGCTTGGATCAACACTGTAGAGTTCAGGTGTTAGATAATTACCAACATAATTCACCCCGTAGAAATATCCATGCGTTTGCGCAACATGTCTAGACTCGTCCAACATTTCTTCTTCATGCCAACGTTTATTCTGCTCGTCAGACATTGTCACGCCATATACGTAGGTATGATTCGCTAATGTAAAGTTAAGACGGTAGAATATTAATCCATTTTCTTTAATTAAAAATCCTCTAGCATCGGCTACGCCAGTCAGAGGGTCAGCAGCATATTGCGCAATCGCATAATCCAATGCTCTGGTAGATACTGGAATTGATTCAGTACCAACAACCTCCATTACGGCGCCTTGACCATCCCTGTCTTGAGATAAGAAAAATAACTTATCAAAACCAGTCGCCACGCTACCAATGGCTGCTGTTCCATACTCCATTAATGCAGTATTATTTCTGCGAAATGGAAGATTTGAACCTAATCCTGAATTTTCCCATACTTCTGTGAAATATTGCGAAAAGAAGAATATCCTACGATGCAATGTTCGACATGCAACAAGTGTTCCAGGATGCGATGTAACAGCGCCTTCTTGTAATTGCCCATTATTCATTATTGTTGGCGATGCGGAAAATCCAGAACCAAATACAATAGGTGTTGGAACTGGTGCAATTGCCATTGCAAGAGTGCTAGCTAGTTGAAATGTAGTAGCACCCGTATTGATAATATAATAAGTGTTTCCAGATGTTATTCCGCTTGGTAATGCGCCAGTTCCATTTCCAACAACAACTGCTGCTCCAGTTGGAAACATCGATGTATCAGTAGTGGTAAAAGTGCTAGTTACAACATTTGCAGCCGAAATATTTGATGTTGTTCCAGACCAAATTAACCCTTCATTAAGACTGCTAAGGTAAAAGTTATTTGTATTTGCACTGATAACAACAAAGAAACCATCTAGATAGCACACGTCAATCGGACCATTTGGCGCCACTGGAAATGCGGCGTCAGTAATTTTAGTCCACACCGCTGAAACTACATCGTAAATATAACCATTTGCTCCATCAACAAATATAACCTGAACATGACCATCTGTTCCGCCATTATTTGCATCAATACCAACATATCCAGTAGTTTGAGCCAATGGTGATGTATTTATTTTAGTAACAGTAAATGCATTATTTATTACATAAACATTTGCGCCAATTACCACAAACATTAACTGGGATGATCCTAGATTTGCAACAAACTGTGCTCTATACCCGTTTGCAGCGCCAGGAAATGTTAGATCAGAATTCAATAGACCCGATGTTGATAAAAGTGATTTATCTTTCTTGCCAAGAGGATCTAGATACTCGAATAGGTTTACAGAGCGCTCACTATCAATAGATGATATGCGCTGATTGTTGTATGAACCGACAATGTCATAATTTTCAATAGGCACATTAATAACTCAAAATATTTGGCCAGTAGAAAGGCTCTGGTGCTGTTAGCACAACAGATGGTCTAATCGTTAAGTCAGTTTCATTAGCATTTTTCAGGTTATTGTAGTAATCCTGATATTCATCTTCGTTAGTTTGTGGCCAATTTCCCGAAGGATAGTATGCTAAAAACTTTCTGCATAATGCGTATTTTAAGAAACCATAATAATATGGAGGCAATGATCCAAGTGATGTTTCATTGCTAACAGAGTTAAGCATTGACTTAACTTGAATCTGATATGGATATGGTTGATCTGGAACTGGATAAACAGTAAAGAAACTTTCAGTTGCTTGCTTATCTAGAAATATAAATCCAGGTCTAGCTAATAAGTTTGTCTGCCTTACAATTCCCCAATAAGTAGCTTTGTTTATTATCCGCAACGGATAAACAATACTAGTCATTTCAGTATTATATTGACCCTGATACGTTGTAATGACATTAACAGGAACACCGTCAGTTAATATCTGTATTGGAATTCCAATTAATGCATTCTGTTCAGTTGCAGCCAACATGATAGTAGTAGCATTTACAAATATAGTGTAGTACGTAACACCAGTAATAAATGGCGATGGCACTGTTCCAAATGTCGATAGCACAACGGGCGTACCCGTGACAAATGGCGTAGCAGAACTTACCGTTAAATAATTTGTCACATTGCTAGCGGTAAAGTTTTCAGAGATTGGATTTGAGTTTTGATTAATACCCGTTCCAGGAACAAGATAATTTGCAAAACTTAAATCAACAATTCTATCTGCAACAATGTCAGTTCCTATTGTAATATCAGAAACAGAGTAAGTGTCTTTGCCAACAATGAAATGACTCTTCAATGTTGTTAGGTAGGGAATGTAAATACTATCAGCGGAGAATTTAGCTAAAATCTCATTAAGCAATTCCAACCCGGTACTAAGCATAAAGCCGTCAGGTGTTTCACCGACGCCAAGCTCACCAAGCATGTACAATGATCCAATGATTAGATCATCGGTAGTTGGAATATTCTGTGGCATAAATCATCCTTGAGTATAGAAAATCGAAATTCCTATACATGACATTTCTATCATGTATAGGTTTTCTATAAATTACTCAGATGATGGTTTGCGCACTGGAAATGCTTCGTGATCAATACTTGAAGTCAATGCAGATGCTAAACGTTGTGCGTGAGCACCGTTATTCATCATTTCAGCATTAAATTCCATATCCTTAGCTTCTAACTTAGGATCACGCCCAGCCTTTGATTTGATCTTAGCTTCTTCAGATTTTACAAATGAATTAGCCGAAGAATGCTCACCTTCAAATCTCTTTCCGCGAACGTTCGCCATTCTTGCATCTTTTCCCGGTGCTCTGTCGTATCTGCTTTTCATATTTATCCCTCATATCTTTTGCTTTGGTAGGATGTTCAAACCACACGCCTGATGCAACCAACTTATTAAAATACTCTTCATCATCCGTCACGATCATGTCTTTCACTGGATGATATAAACACGTCAGTTGCATCTACATCACCTATTAAGAAAGTAACTTACAAGCGTATTGTGGATGCCATAAGAAACCGCAAAGCACGTCAAGACGCATAAAGTTTTGATAACCAAGAATGTCACCCGTTTGTGTAACAGCAAGCGATAATCCTGTTTCCGGATCAACAGCAACAGAAGCATATGGAACTTGCAGTTTATACAATGGAGGGCAAACAATGTCTAATGCGCGTGATGGATATGCCACGTTAACATTGTAACTTGGAACTACAGTAACGGACGCACCATTAGGAACAGCATTCGATACATTTTGATGTGGGTCGCCAGCCGTACTGATGATATTTGGGCTAACAGTAATTGTCACAGCGCCGCCAGCACTAGAGTTAGCTGCAGAGGTGATAACAAACTGCATGTTTTGGCCAGTTGTTACTAATGACAATGGGTTAACTGAAGTCACGCCAGAAATGGAAATCAAATCGCCAGGCAAGAAGTAGTTAGTAATGCTTACTGTTGCGCCAGAAAGTATAATCGTATTGCCAGAAGCAACCGCACCATTAACCAGCAATGTATCGCCAGAATAAGTTGTTGGGCCGACGCCAGCGGTATGCTTATGTACATTTTGAGATTGGAAAATATCAAAATAGGATAAGTGACCAATAGCTGATTGACGAACAATGTCTTCGTTAAATACTGGGGTGAAGTTATTCAGTAATGCACCTTTCAAGCTAGAACCATCACGAACAGTCATCGCCAAATAAGCATCAGATGAAATATTCACGCCTTGCTCTAACAGTTTCGCGCCAGCTGTATCAACTGCTGTAAAGCTGTTGATTGGGGTGCCAGCTGTACCACTGTAGAAGTTCAATTGTTGTTCAGCAGCTGAGCAAATATCTTGCTCCATCTTGGAAATGATGTTTTGAATAGCAGGTTGAATGAAGATTCGTGAGAAATCTTCGATACGCAAGGTTAAATCTTGTACTGTGTACGAAATTAAAGCATGGTATTGGTGAGCAACAGTGATGTTTTCCACGGTTTCAATAATGTCTTGCGGAACAGCTGTTGAACCATCACCAACAATGAAATTGTTCTGTCTGCGAACTTGTAAGGTATCACCAATTTTATAACCAGACGACGTAAAGTCATCTTGGTAAATACGTGAACCAGTCATAATGAATGGTGCATTGTTCGCGAACATAGCTAAAGCGGTATTACTAACGAGTTGGGTCGTAATAAATTGATTGGGCATTGTGCCAGTCTCCATTAAGTCCATTTAATGGCGAACTGCAAGTGTATTGCTGGACTATCCTAGTCCGTCCTTACAGCTCACCGCTATTTAAAGTTACCGGCTTTCATGCGAGCTCTAATTTCAGAAGCTGGCGTGTTGTCGTTAACTTGCGATGGTGCAACTGGAGTATTCTTGATCTGACCAATGGGTCGTGGAGCAGAGCCCGACTTACCACCGCCAGACATCAAGGCAACAGATAGTTTCACCATCTCTTTTGCTTGGTCTAGTGGATGAAGTTTCGCAATGCGTTCAAGTTCGGGTCTATTCTTGCCAAGTTTATAGAGTACATCGCCCGGGTTATCCAGAAGCAACGATGCATCTCGCATCGCTTCGGTAAATGGGACTTTATCCCCACGTACTACGTCGTCAAAGTCGTCATATTTATCGGCGGTAGCATCCAGATGATCTTGCAAATTCTGGTACTGCTGATGTACATGAGCGGCTTTTTCAGCTTCCTTAGCGCGACTTTCGTGCTCGTCTTTCGCACGCATCGCCGCAGCTACGGCACGTTGTATCTGATCATCCATTCCACCATCACCTTGCGGTTGTGGTTGTGAGCTTTGCATGTTTTGGCCGCCAGATTGTTGTGCTTGCATCAACTGTTGCAATTGTTGCTGCACTGCACGTAATTCCCTTTTATGCCGCTTTTCTTGTCTGCCTAATCTTTCCTTGGCAAAAGCAGGCAAATCCTCCGCTGGTTCCTTTTTAGGTTCGGAGCTTTCACCTTCCGTCCCTTCTGACATGCCTAAATCATGGTTCACTTCACTGGCTAGATTTTCATGTTCTTGACTAGAAATATTCTCTTCTTGAATGCTCATCACTTAACTCCACATTGGCATTGACTCTGCCCCAGAACTTGATAACGCGCCTTCTGTAAGCGCCCGGCGAGAATTCCCCACCGTAATTAATGACAATTTTACTCTTGCTGGTTAGGAAAGCATCTACACAGGTGTAGGTTATTTCTTCTTCTTGCGTTTTTTCTCGCCCGCTTCACTATAAGCAATTGCTACCGCTTGCTTTTGTGGTTTGCCTGATTTCATTTCACGCTCAACATTCTCACTAAATCCTTTTTTCGTTTTAGCTTTTTTTCCTTTTACTAACGGCATTACTTTTCTCCTTCGGTTGAGGGTTTTTATGTTTGTGCAGATCAACAGCATGCCCCATCATTTTATTGGAGTGCTCTTTCTCTACTTTTAATAAATCCATTTCATGGTCACGTTGATCTTGCTGAGTTCGTAACTCTACTTCATGCTCTTCCAACTCCATTTTACGCCGCTTTAGAGCTAATTCTTGCTGATCTAACTCGATCTTTTGCTTCTCCAGCTGCGTTTTTGCCATTTCATTCTGAATTTTGCTTTGCTTTTCCTGCAATTCAGCTTGCATCATCATTTCTTGTGGATTTGGCTTAGGTGGAGGAGGCGGCTCGCCGTTTTCTTTCGCCAAAATATCAGGTGGCACAAGTGTTTTGAAGCGCTCGACGATCTGGTCAGTGTATTGTAGGTCCATATTCTTAGCCCAAAGATCGGCGATAAGCGGGAATATTTGCGGATTGATTTGCATTGTTTGCTGGAACATCTCCAACGCCACTTCTTTCTGAACAGCAAAACTTGGTCCTGCATCTATTTCAATATCATAATCACCAGCTGTTAATTCATTTTCTATCGAACCATCTTCATTCTTTTTGTTAAGAACAATGGATTTACCTTTGCCATCAAATTGCGATATCACCATGTGCCTTTCATCATTACCAACAATGGCTGGCAATAAATCTAATACCACACGGCCGCCTTGCTCCAATGACTGGTTCAAGTTAGACAAGAATACCATTGCCGACATCGATCCCTCTAGTTTTCTCTCTTGCCTAGCCTTCCCAGAGATGTCACGTCCTTGCAGTTCTTCAGCCTCAGAGAATCCTAGAATCTCCTTAATATCTTGCGAACCACGCTGGAAGTTTTCCATTAACGCCGGTGATAAATCCCATGCCTGCATCTTAACTGGCATCGTTCCTGTCTTTTGATCAGGTTTGGCTAGCAATATCCCCATTTGTAATTCAGGATTACGCCACATTTGCTCCTGACCAATAATGTTATCCGGTGTACCAATCCATTGTTCACGTCTGCGATTCTTAATCTCTGCTGCAATTTCACTACCAACATAGTTAATGAACTTCTGCGCATCGCGCGCTTCGTGAATAAACGACTTTGTATATTGGCGACCCTCAATGTAGTGTGAGTCACCATCTACGAATATGATAGGCAAATACTTTGACGGCCATACTGTAT